CTTTTATTTTCTATTCTTCTTGTTTAGCTGCTTCACGTACCGCTTCTTTACAGCAATCTTTTTGCTCTGTATTTTGATGATTGCTGCATGTTCCCTTATCTTTTTTAGCTTTACTTCCGTATGTGTACTTAAACTTTTCCTGTAAATAATCAGAAAGATTTTCTATATAAGCTGTAAAATCTTTATAGTCATTCTGATCAGGTTTAATAATTAGTGTGTTTATTAGGCTATAGTCATCATAGCCTTCTCTGACAGACTTCTCATACTTAAAACTAAATTCTTTAATATCCACGTTTAGCTGCTCCCCATCCTCTTAAAGCACCGCCAGATCTTTTATAAAGAATCTGACCGCCCTTTTTTCGTTCATCAAACAGTGCTTCCATAGGATTGAAAGAATCTCCAGAACCTTCATACTGTTCCTCACCTCTTTTAACACCGCTAACTTTTTTATCTGGATCAGCTTTTCGCCCCATATCTCTGGCAACCTCACTGGCAGGCGGGGAAAACTTACCAGTTGTTTTAAGACTACGTTTACCGTTCTTATCTACCACCATCTTAGCTTGACCCGTTTTAATAAGATGACGTAGACGTTTCTTGGAATAATTTCTAATCTCAGGATCAAGTTGTGCTTTGGAGGGGAGAACTTCACTTCCACCAGCCGATAGTTTAATACGATCAGGCTCTTCTCCTCCAAAATCACTATCATCTTTTTTCTGTCGTTTTATAAGTGCAGCAAGTGTCCGTTCTTCTTTTGGAGTTCTTTTAGATACAGGAGCTTTTGCTTTGTTAGGTCTGGATTTAATAGCCTTATCTAAATCAGCAGGAGATAGTGCCTTTGCTGTATTAATATTAATGCCAAGTGCTCTTGCAGCCGCTTTTTGCTGCGGTGTTGCAGCTTTAGGACCACGGGGTTTACGCTTACGTCCGCCCTTTCCTTTAGGTTTAGGTTTAGGAGTAGATGTAAAAGCATCTGCCACAACTTTTACAACATCACCTATCATGCTTGCTTTAGACATTTATAATCTCCTAATACATTTTCTTAGAATAAGTAGCTTTACCATAGCCACGTTTAGCGGCACCTACGCCACGAACAACTCTTTTACTTTTTCTTTTCTTGGCTTTAGGTTTTATCTGACCGCCCTTTTCAAGTCCAAATACACTTCCACTTACATTATCCCAGTCACCCACAGCAACTTTCCAAGGTTCTTTCTTACCACCGCCGCCTAGATAAGGAGAAATAGAATCACCACTACCAAATACACCTTTGCCTGATTTACCCTCTATACCCATAGCTCCAAGTATTTTATTACCAGCGGATAAAAACTGACCAACAACAGGGATAAGTCCCACCAAATTAGACCCTACTCCTCCCGCCAAGCTTTCTCCTTCGTCTTCTTCTTCTTCACGCTCTTCTTCCAACTCTCTGAGTTTTTTACTGGATAACTGTCTTTTACTCATACCTAAAAATCCTTTAGTAATCAGTACATTTTCTTAGAATAAGTAGCTTTACCGTAGCCACGTTTAGCAACACCTACACCACGAACAACTCTTTTACTTTTTCTTTTCTTGGCTTTTGAATTTAAACGTCCGCCTTCTTTCACAAACATCATCATCAACGACGCCGCCTGCTTGAATGCTTCTCCAGTATTATCTTTCTTGTCCCCTGAAGACTGAGTTTGTTCGGGGGGATCCGGGAGTTTGTCGCCCGGAACAGTATACCTATTGTCTTTCTTAGGTGATAGTTTTTCTTTGATGCCTTCTTTTATAGGGCTTTCTTCTTTCTTATCCCTAATAATAGGTTCTATTATGTCTGGAACAGGAGGAGTGGGAGGGGGAGGAGCAACCTCTTTTTTTACAGGAACAACAGGTACCTTAGAAACTTTTACTTCCTTCTTATCTTCTGCTTTTTGTGCCCTTTTTTTTCCCAGCAGACCTGCAATTCCTTCTTTAGGAGAATCTTTTAACATATCAAGAACCTCTTAATTCAGATCGTTGCCCACGAAGTGCTGCACGTTTCTTTACACTTTTTCTTGCTATTTTCTTTACACTTTTTCTTGCTATTTTCTTTGTACTTTTTTTAGTCTTCTTTTTTATTTGACCACCTTTTTTGAAATTGCCGCCGCCGCCGTCGCCGAAAGCTGCCATACCGCCATCACCGCCTCCACCGCTGATACCGCCTTGACCGCCTCCACCGGACCCACCAAAAGCACTGGTTAGCATGTCAAGAACCGCACTAAAACCTTCCATACCTCCACCCCCTCCAGCAGCAGCATTAGGATCAGGAGGATTATCTACCTTTGGAAATACAGTCTGAAGAAGTGTTGCATATTTTAACGCTGCTTTTTCACGGTCGGAATCTGATTTTTTCTTCTCGGCTATTAAGTCCTTATCTATTGGACCACCTGAATCTTTATCTTTATCTTTATCCTTTAGCATATCAGCCTCCTCTAAGTTCTGCTCTGTGTCCTCTAAGAGCAGCACGTTTGCGAATGGCATTCTTCTTCACTGCTTTCTTACCAGCAGCTTTCTTCAGACGACCGCCCTTTTTCTGCCCCATATCATAAAGTTCCGAGTCATCAAACATTCCCTCTTTACTGGTATCCAGATCTATCGCACCAAAGGGAGTATCGTATGTTCTTTTGGCCGGGGAATAATCATCATCGCCCTTGGAAGTTTTCTTATACTTACTGCTATCAAAAAGATCGCTTAGACTGAAATCCTTTTTCTTAGTTGCTGCACCAACATCAGGAGTTGTTTGTTGTAGATTAGCATCAAACATCATTGCTGGCGCTCTAGCGGTTTTTCTTGGAGCAGCAAATTCTGCTTCAGTAGGATTTCTTCCGGGTCCAATTGGTTTAGATCTCTTTGGAGCACCAAATTCTGCTTCAGTAGGATTTCTTCCGGGTCCAATTGGTTTAGATCTCTTTGGAGCACCAAATTCTTTTTTCAGCGCCGCTATACGTTTTATTAATCCCTTTTTCTTTTTTTGATCGGTCGCTGCTTTAAGCTGCCTTTTTAAACTTTCTATAAGATCCTGCTTCCTAGCATCCATAACTCAGTCCTCCACTTTAAAAGCTTTACCCTGCTGGTAATCTTCAGTGACCACAACATCCTTGGGCGGTCCCTTCACAGACGGACCCTTACGTGCAGCGCCAAAGCCCTGTCCTGTGGGCCGTCCAACAATCTTATCCAATTTTGCCGGATATTCCAGCAGCGTATATGGGCCTCTCATGCTCTTCTCCTTTTCATTTTCTTCAGGGTCTGTGCAAATCTTGCACGCTGCCCCAGTTTACCCGGTGCTTTTGCAGTTTTCTTCAGCACATCATCCGGGATCTTCTTACCCCTCTCGATTCCAAGTGAAGCACGTAATGCACCGGGTTTCTTGATAGCTTTCTTAATGTCAAGTTTTTTCTTTTTCTTTTTATTTCCCGGCTTCATTATCTGTTGCCCCATGCTGGAACTATTAATCATAACATCCGGCTACGATAGAGTTACCATCATTACCGGAAACAACCTTGCCACCATGCTTTTTCTTTACAGTCTTTTTGGTCTGCTTCTTGGCCTGAGAAGCTGCATCATAACCTTTGGGAGAACGAGTACGATCTTCACCCATTGCTTTACTGACACCACCACCATCTTTTTTATATTTTATTTTTGTGCGGCCACCCGGCCCACCTCTTGATTTCATATCTTTAATAGAAGCTTTAAGAGCATCCATTTTTGATTTATTATTAGCAAGATATTCAATTTTATTTATTCTATCTTTTATGTCATCAGCTTTGGCTCTCATATCAGCAAGCTTTTTTTCTTTACTAGCTAATGCTTTATCAAAATCATTGGCGTTTTTAGCTGCTACTCTGGAAGGACGCATACCTGCATTTGCTTGTTCAGCAGTTTTACCTACTGATCCGCCAGCAGGTTGCGTTAAGTCTGATGCTGCTTTTCCTTCTGCTTTTCTTTTTGCTTTAGCAGCAGAAGTATTTTGTTTCGCTGCCGCTGCTTTTCTTGCTTTAGGTGAAGCAACTTCCTGCATAACAGGTACATTGCTTTCTTTTGACATACGAACTTTTTTACCTGATTCGTCTAAACGAGTGGCACTATGAGAATTTGATAGTGCGTCTATAAGTCCTCTAATTGCTTTAGCTCTTGCCATGAGTATTCTCCTATGATCCTGCTTGGGTAATAGTGTCAGGACCACCGGCAGGGGAAGCCGCAACTTCCATATCATCCTGTCTGGTGCGTCTGGCCTGATTACGCAATGTTTGAATTGAATTTTGGTATTCTGCTTGCCATATGGGAAGTGTCTGAAAATCCTTCATATACATCGTGGCTTCTACAAGAGAACCATAAAATAAGGCATCGTAACAGTATTCACTGAAGTAGTTACTTGTGGTAACACTTGTGCCTGTTGCCGATGCTAATGCAAGGGGTTGTGATGCGGACTGTATTTCAACAGTCATTACTGAAACTGGGGTAGGTACTATTTTAATACTGGAGTTGGTGCGTCGTGCATAATATCTGGGATTACCAGTTGATGCACTGACAGGCCAGTAGTCATTCACATACTCAACAGTACGCTGAAGAAGATTAGTCACAGTAGTTCCTGTGCTAACTTTATAATTTACATTGCGAACAATACGCACACGATCATTCAAAGAAACAGTTGCTGCATTCCCTGATGAAACTGAGACAGTGGCAAACTCATCCAGACCAACATCATCCAGATCTTTGGTAATTCGGAGTTCTGCTTTATTAATAAAATATGGAACTTGAGTCGCAAACTCCGTGGAGTCATTCTCAGTTGTATTGATAATATCCGTTTTTAAGTATGTATAGGTAGCCATGACTAGCCAACATATAGTGTAATAGTAGGTGCCATCGCCGCAGCGCCAGAGGTTGCAAGACTTACAATCCCATGTACACCCACGCCCATATCTCCAATATAAGTATCCTGTGAATCAGTTGCGCCAACACGCCATCTGATGGCGGTTCCAACAGCCGTTTTATTCGTGATCTGCTTCGTGCCTTTGATAATAATATCTCCAACAATGGTGGAATATACATGCATAGCAATAACACGAGTAGTGGAGGGGGTGGGGCTGCTGCCTGTACCCTCATCGCCCAGCGTAAGATTAGTATCTATATAACGAAATCCGGTTATAATTGCACCATCACTGCTTACATTCTGGGCTACTTTAATATTTGAAGCCATAATCTCTCCTCTGATTAAAGTAGCAGGAGAGTGGCACTAGACCACCCTCCCACAAACTCTATTAACCGGCACTACCGAAGTAGCCACGCCAATCGGAAACACCGAAGCTATAACGCTCCCGTGCCTTGAACCGAAGATTGCCCGTATCAAAGTCCGGCTCCATCTTCGTCTGAAGAGGCGAACGGATAAACATCTTGGCACCGTTCGGAACATCAGTCTTGATAAAGTAGGAATCAGTGTCGGTAAACCGACGATTGATAAAGTAACCTTCAGGAATCATTCCCATATGCCGGGTAGCATTGACAGCATTCGAATTGAAGCCACCAGAAGTAGCACCTGACGCAGCACTCGTCTGAGTGTTGCCGGGGCTGCTCATAATACGATCCGCAATCGCCCACGAATCAACCGGGATATGAAGTGAAATCGCACTTGCACCAATCAGAATACCACGATCATCTTTGATCTTCTGAATTGAAGTAAGAGCAGTTTCAAGAGTCGCTTCCGTAAGATCGGCAGCAGCCATAAGATTAGACTGACTTCCATCCGAGATCGTTGGATGAGCCGCCGAGAAAAATGCAGCACCATCACCAATGGTATCAGTGAAACCATTCGTGAAAAGATTAGCCGCTTTAACCTGCTTGGTATTTGCCATCGCACGGGCAAGACCTCTGGCACGAAGCTTCGCAAACGTGTCATACAGGTTGTCTTCCATTGCCTCTTCGGTAACAGCAAAGGCAAGCGCAACGGTTTCGGCGATATACCGAGCCGTGTAACTTTCCTGTGCGTCATCATAAGAAACGCTGGCACCCTCGCCCTTTACAGGGGCAGTGCCAAAGCCGGTGAAGAGGACTTCTTCTTCAAAAGCTCTGTCAGAATTTTCAACATCATACAGAGGTTCATGTTCGTTATTAACCTCCCCATATTCCATTCCGAAAACAGCGTTAAGGCCCGGAAGGAGTTCTTTGCTAATACTAGCTCTATTAATAGCCATAATAAATCCTCCCTATTAAGCCGTTGACGCCGTGGCCGTCACAAAACGATCACGATGATTGTTAATCCAACATTCCACAATCGGGTATGCATCCGAATCCTTTTCATCAGGATACTTAGCTCTGCCAATAACACGCACAGCCAACTGAGTTTCCGCACCGGAACTGCCCATCAAGTAATAGCTTGACTGACCTGTTACAGTGCTGCCGGAACTTGCAGTGGAACTGACGGTTACATTGTAGTTTGCAACAATGGCAAGCTCAGCCGCTGAAAGCGACAGAGAAGCCTGAATGTAATACGTCTGATCAGGATCAGTGATTACAAAGAATTTAATGTCCGTGGCGGACGTTCCCCCGTTCCAGTAACGGGAAAATTTCGGTTCGCCATTTTCAACAT